TAAGTAGTTTTTAATTTCACCATCTTCACCACATTTCTCTGCTCTTAAAGTTTCTCTAGGAAAGTGTGTAATACTAGCAATTTGATTGCCTTTATAAGTAACTTGAAAAGCACCCTCACCTAATAACTTTAAATCTTGACAAACTCTTCTTAAATCTTTAGGTTTTAATAAACTTTTCATTTGAGCATATTGCTCAGGTTTTCTATTACTATCTGTAGCATCTAAACCTTTACCATATATTTGATTAACTATACCATTAATAACTGCATTATTAGTAGTTGAGTCCATATAAGCATCTATTAGACATTGGTAATAATCATTGTCATCTCCAATAGAAACATAATCTGTATTTTTATCTTCAGTTATTGTTGGTCTATCATAACCTGAAAGTTGTATTAAATGTAAATTATCCATTATGCAAATATATATTCATTATCCCCTGTTGATTGCTCAATATAGACATTGTTACTAATATTAAAAGTGCTAATTGTTTGGTCTGTAGCAAAAATCTTATCTCTATATAATAAAACACCATCTGTAGTATTTCTAACTTCATAAGTGTAAAAATTAGACTCTTTAAGCACTTGTGCAGTTGTATAAGTGTAATAATAGTCAACTTCAGTTAAAGTTGCATTAGAGTCAGTAAAAATGACTTTATTTTGCTCTTCTGATTTAATCACTACTGAATAGGTTTTAGCATTGTCTATTTGCTCTCTACTTGTAAAGTTAATTGTTTTATTTCCTAATGTTGATAATACTTGCATCTTTTTTAAAAAAAAAAGGGAAGGAAACTTTTTTTGTAACCTTCCCTTAAAACTAAACATTATATATTATATCACACAAACTATGAATTAGTGCCTTGTACTATTGTAACAGTTGCAGAACTCATTCCTGCAAATGGGTCTGCAGCAGTTGCTCCTGCAATAAAATTAGCAGGTTTTAACTCTTGTCCTGTAAAGTTAAGAGTATAACCACTCATATCACCCATAGCAGCGCCTGTTGCTATAGTTCCCCCTGTTACATCTGCTCCATGCTCTAAACCTACTAGCATTGCATTGCCATTATAATCAACAACACAAATATGAGGTCTGCCGAAAGCCATTAATTTTATTTCTTTGTTATCTTCTTTACTTAGTTTAGATAATGATAATGTAAGTGCTTGTTCAAAGAATGTAGTACCATTTTCTCTAGAAGAGGTAATAGTCTGTTCTAATGAACTAGCTCCCTTAACATCATATTCAAAAGCATCAAACAATCCAGTTAAATCTGTAATTTCATCATCTGTTTGAGTAACAGTTCCTAAATCTCCAAAATCTATAAAGTAAACTTTAGTTATTCCGCCTACCACATCTTTACATGGTACTTTCCGTCCTTTTGTTAAATCGCAAGCCATTTTTTTTAAGTATTAAAAGGGAGTTTTTACACTCCCTAAAGTTATTAATCTTATGAGTAAAGAACTATATCAGAACCAATACCATATTGTACTCCTGAAGTATATCTCATGATTACTCTACAATTTTGAGAACCATCTAAATCACCCATGTCTAAAATCTTAACCTCATTTAAGTCTGATAATAAACCAGTACCGAAGTATAAATTAGATTTTTGTGCAGCCATTGCTGTATTATCTGCAAGTCCATTAGCTACAAACAATTTAACACCATCAAAAGAAAGTGCTCCATCACCATACCACATGTGAGATTGTGCATTAACACCTGAATTAGTAGCAGCAAAACCACCTAATGCTCTAACATATGCTCGAGCAATATTCTGTGAAATGTAAATGTGCATATCTTCTTTAGCATATAAAGCAGAAGGGATAGCATCTACAATTTTTCCAAGTTCTGTAACAACATTAGCTGCATTTACAGTAGTTCCAACTACATCTACTACATCTGCATCAGCAGTAGCAAGTGTAACAAAACCATCAAACTCTCCTGCAGTAGCATTAGTTCCACTCCAAATGTTTTGCTCTGTCTTTTCTGCTACTAGTCCTGCTACATGAGCAATAATAAAATCAGAAAAAGCAGGTGGTAAGTTATCATAAGCAGAATAACCCATTTGAACCGCTTCCCAGTCACTTCTAAAATCTTTTTTACAAAGTTCAAGATTAACTTGGAATTCTTCAGGTTGTAATATTCTTTCTGTTAATGTTAAAGTTCCTGTTGGAGTAAAATCACAAGTTGCATCTTTAATGATATTAGCATCAGTTGCTCCTTTTTTAATTACCTCTTTGTACTTTACATTAGGTTTTACTTCAATTCCACCATTCTCAATAGTAGAACCACTCAACAATGCAGCAGCTATGTATTTACCTGCAAACTGACCAGCATACGTTGTAGTTATTGATGTTGTTGTTGCCATTTTTTTTTATTTAATTAATTATTAGCTATTTTACTAAAAACTCTATCTCTTATAGTTTCAGTTCTTTTTTGACCAAATAACACTTTGTTAGTTTTCTGAGTTGTTTCAGGATTGTGTTTAATTGGCTCTGCTTTTTCTTCTTTAGTTTCAGCAGTCAATTCAGTAACTTCTTCTATCTTTTCTTCTTTTGATAGTTCAGTAGTTTCTTCTTTAATTTCTTCTTGAGTTTCTTCAGACATTTCTTCTTTAGATTTTAACTCTTCAATCATTGTTTTAAGTTCTTCAATAGTTGACTTAAATTCATCTGCACTTACAAATTGAACTTCCTCTTTAGTTTCTTCTTGCATTTCTTCTTCTACTACTTCTTCTTCTACTTCTGCTTTAGCATCCATAATTTCAGAAATAAGTCCTTCTTCTTCTACTTTAAGCATTTTGCCATCTTCTAAAGCATATTCACCAACAGGTAAAGCTATTTGCTCTTCTTCTGTTTTAATAAATACTGCTTGTCCTGACTCAAAAGACTCTGCTACTAGAATAGTTCCATTTTCAAGTTTCATTTCAGCAAGTTTTACAGACTCTTCTGCAAGTTCTACACCTACTATGCTCTTGATTTTATTTAATATTTCATTTGCTTTCATACTACTAATGCAAAAAAAAAGCAATTTTGTTATATTTAAGGACTAATTAACAGGTAAAAACAAAAAAAATTAAAAAAAACTATAAAAACATTTGCAGTATAAATATATTTATATTACATTTGTTATAAACAAACAAAGAAAAACTAAACTTACAACCATGAAAACTTTATTAGAAATAGAAAAACAAATGATAAAAGTCATTAAAACACAAGGAATGACACTTTTAAACTCAAGAATTGACACTTTAAATTGTGAAATTGAAAGTAAAGAAAATATTATTTCACATATAAAAGAAGAAATTTTAAATTTAGAAATTGATACAGAAATAGAAACTAAAATTTTAAAAATTCAATTAAAACAAAAAAGAATGTTTCTTGAGGCTAGTATTCTTGATTTAATGTTATTAGAAGTACAATTAAATTTATTAGAACAAAGAGAACATAAATTTTAATTAAAAACTAACCAACTAAGAGCCACTGTAAAAGGTGGCTTTTTTTATGCCTGTGTTTTACCTATGCCCTGTGCCCCTACACTACCATCACAACATTTACTACTATAGCTTTTACCATCTTTACATAAACAACCTCTTCTGCTGCTTTTAGGTGAAGTTCTACTAGGTATATGAGTTTCTTTATCTCTTCTCTTAGTTTTCATTCTTTAAGTCTTTTAAAAGTTCTTTAATCTCTTCTAGCTTTGTTTCACTTGTATCTTTACTAGCTTGTATTGTAGCTTTATCTGCAAAATATCCTTCGATTGAAAACCCTTTAACTTTTCCTGTCTTAACAAAATCATTCCAAATCTCAGAATTATTAACTTTCATTGAAATCATCCAAGTACCAACAGGCACTTCTAAATCATATAAAGCAGACTTATCTTTTTCTTTGTTTTCTACTATCCAACTTTCAACTACTGTTAAATCATTTACTGCTAATTTATGCTCTAGTGTTGCATTGTTTTGATTGCCATTCTTAAAAAATAATTCACTTGCTTTTCTAACTGTATCTGCACTAAAATATACATAAAACTCTTCTTCATTGTTTGTTCTATATATTGGTTTATTTGGTATTA